ACTTTGGACTCGGCAAGGCTTACATGGTTGGCGTTGACGGAGAACATGGATTCGGACACCGAGGACAAGGCGACCTTTACGGAAGTGGAGAAGACGCAACCCTCGCAACCGCACCAAAACTCCCTAATGCAAAGTCCAACAAGTATGTCATTAAGCAAAATGGCGTGCCGAACATGAAAATGAATGCACCGTCCGGTGGCCGAAATGTCATCAAAGGTGGATTGGATCTTTCCCCTGCCTCCCTTGAGCGTGGCTACGGTGCTTACTCCGCAATTCGTGACGAAGAAGCGGTCAAGGCACTTGTTGAGAAAGAATGGCATGACCGCTATGAAGCGGAAACCCAATCAGCCCTCAACCTCCAAAAAGCCACTGACTATTCCGGCCAAATTGAGATGTTGAAGCACGAAATTGCATCCCTACGCAACCAAACCTCCACCATAGCGAAATCCGCAGTGCCAGTTCCGGCACAGTCGGACATTCGTGTCCCAACCCATGACGAGTTCATGGCTCTTGGCGACGGATTGGACGGATGGCGTGCGCTTGAAGAACTTGGACAGCGTGCCCTTCATGGAGCAAACTTTTGAAAGGAGATGATTAAATGAGTGGAAGCACAGGATATATTCGCACAATTGAAGACATGGAACGACTCTATTACGGAGCCGGAACAGGACAAAACGCATGGGCATACGCCGGAACCGACCTTTTGAAGTCGGACTCTCCGTTGATGTCCTCAACCAGTGGAACATACCAAGCGATCTTCGGTCGTAAAGTATGGTCGCAATTGAACCAAGAGTTCAACGCATTCTCCATCCTCCCAAAGAAACCGTGGGAGAAGAGTGGATGGCGTGTCACCACAGCAAAGCCGGACTTCACGAAAGGCGGCGGTGTGGCTGAAAACGCAACCCTACCGGAAACCACCAAGCCAACCTTTGAGCATGTTTCAACCAAGCCAAAGACTGTTGCACACTCCTTTGACCTCTCCGAAACAGCCATGTTCTTGGCTGACAAGGATGATGGACTGGGCGATGCACGGGCTGTTATCAAAATGGAAATGGCAAAGCACCACACAGAACACATCAACCAAATGCTTCTTCAAGATGTCAACACCGTTGCTGGCAACGACTTTGAATCTCTTGACCGAATCACTTCTTCGTCTTTCGTTGAAAGTGCAAACTTTGGCGACATTGATGCAATCACCAATCACAACATTTACAACCTCACCCGAAACGGTGCTGGGGCTGGATCACAACAGTGGTATGACGCTCAAGTGGACGCAGGTGCAAACAACGGAACTGACCGTGCTTTGACCCTCAACATCCTTGACGGAATGTTCCGCCAAGTGTGGGAAGCAGGAGGTCAACCAAAGGTTATCCTCACTGGCTACGACACTCTTGAAACCATTCAGCAATTGCTCCAACCTCAACAACGATTTGTTGAGATGAAGCGTGTTGTCCCCGGTGTCAACGGCGTTAAAGGTGTCCCCGGTATTCAAGGTGGATTCATGGTCGCAACCTACAACGGTGTCCCGATCATCCCATCTAAGGATGTTCACAAGGGCACTGGCGGTTCTTCTCGCCTTTACTTCTTGGACACAGATTACCTGTGGTTCACCACTGCAAAACCAACACTCTATCACGAATCGGGAATTGAAACCGGAGATCCTTTCGGTATCAACAGACTCGGACAAATGGGGATGTTTCACACAATGGGTGAACTCATCGCATCTTTCTTCAAGGCAAGCGGAAAAATCCGTGACCTATCGTGATACAAAAAATGAAAAAAATATGGAGATGATTTGATATGGCAAATACGAACTTTTTAGCAAGCGCACCACCGACCGCACTACTTGACACCCGCCTTTGGGCTGGTAGTCCAGCACAAAGCACCGAATGGCTTCAAAGCCCAATCGGTAGCAATTCCGCTGTTGGAACAATGAACATGGCCGTAGTCCAATGCACTATTGATGATGGCGACGCCGCATCAGCATACGACTTGGCTCTCGCAACCAACCCAGTGACAGGAACCGAAATCATCGCAGTATTGGGGATCTTCTCCGACACTGCGGGAGCAAACGCTGTTCCTGTGGCTGGAAATGTTTCAACCGGCACCCTTCTCAAGTGGACAGGTGCAGGTGCAAATGGCGCAGACACAGTATATCGGTTGGTCTTCCTATACCGTTGAATCGGTTAGGAGGGATTGAGCGTGGCAATACTACAATATGTTGGCGACAGGCCGTATGTTGAGTTCTCAATTGAGGGCATAACTTACGGATTCGCAAGAGGCACAGAACGAAGTGATGTTCCTAAAGAACTTCTTGAGCGTTTCAAAGGCGACAATTTCCCACAGTGGAGAGTCGTTGGCGGCGAAGAAAAGAAGTCCGAAGAAAAGACCAAGAAAATGGTTGAAGTGATCGAAGCCCCTGCTGTGGTTGAAGAAACACCAGCACCGGCACCAAAGACAGTCGCCACTGACGAGGACAAGACCGAGCAGATGGCTGACGCTATCATTCCGCCTTTTGACACCACTTGGACAAGAGCCAAAATGGTTGACTGGATGAAGTCGCACGGCGAAAGCGTATCAAAGGCTGACACCAAAGCAATTCTCACTGAAAGGGCACATGCACTCACCTCAAAGGGTGATGAGTGATGCCTCAAAGCGACCTCACCATATTTGACGGCGAAGCCCGTTATGCAGGTCGCACCCGTGTCAACCGCATGGTCTATGAGTTCACTCAAGCGGATCTAAGCGGTCAAACAGCCGTCACCTCCGCATCCTTTGGGCTAAACGGTGAAGTTCACCAAATTATTCTTGATGTTTCGTCTTCAAAATTAGGAACCAATGGCAACACCCAAACTGCTCAAGGAACATTCAGTATGATAAGCGACATCCCTACTGTTGCAGGAGGCGACATTACGCCCTTTGAACCAATCACTTCTCTTGATTACACCAACAAGACAGGTGGTCGCTATTATCAATTTCAAACCAATGAAGGTGCGGCTATGGGCACACAGGAACACGCCTTGACAGTCCGACCCGGACTATCGGGACATGACACCCCTGCGGCACCAAAAACACCTATCGTGAACGGCACACAGACGGTGATCAACAAGAACCAACCGTGGACTGGCCGTGTCTGTGGGAACTACACTCTCAAATTAACATCAACCTCCGCATGGGCGGCTGACACCGGCACTATCCGTGTCACCATCATGTATTCTTAAGGAATCCTTTTAACAAATGACTTACACCCAAGAGATGAGCAACATGGCATTGACAATTACACGAAGCAAGCGAAACTCCGTTGACGGATCACGAATCACAGCATTCCGAACCGTAGCGTTTGACAATTCATACCCTGTTGGTGGCGAACTATTTGACGCCTCCGCTGAATGTGGCCTCAAAAGCGTTGAAGAAGTCCGAATCGGTGCAGGTTTGCCCGCAGGATTCACAGTGCGATACGACTACGCCAGCAAAAAACTCCAATTGTTCGGTGAATCCACCGAAGCATCGGGCGATGCCGTCAATCTCGGCACCAACCCAGCCTCCGAAACCCGTCCTCTCACCGAGTTCGCAAACGCTTTTGACGCAAGCGGCATTGACTCACTTGAACTTATCATCAAAGGCACACGGTCTTGAAGTCGCCGTTGGGGTGATTTCACATGCCAAGAATGGAAATTGAAGACATTGATCTCGGAGAGGTCATGGACATTGAGCGAAGACGCCAAGTCCGAATGGCTGAAATTAAGCACGCCGCCCGTTCATCCGTCCAAGAGGACGACAGCCCCTTTTCCGATGAAAACATGCAACACGCTACTACAAAGCGAGTGCAAATGCGAAAAAGTGAACGAAAAAACATTCAAAACATTGGTTCGGGGACTCGTTGCACCACATGTGGTTGTTTGCACTTTTGCTGGGTGCCTCAATGCGGGGCTTGCGGAAGTCCTATGACCTTCAACCTCGGCCATCATTCTATGGGCCGGAGGGTTGGTTAGAATGCCCCGTGCTTTTTCACCCGGACACCGACCCGATGCACCACTATATCCCGATGATTTGGTTTATACCACCGTTGAAAAGGTGGCCGATTATCTCCAATTGCCCTTGCCCGATCCAGTATCGTTGGCTGGTGACAGCGTGATTGCTACAAACGACATCAAGTTCCCCATCACCGGAGCCGATTACAGACGGTGGGGCTACGCCGCCACTGACAAAATACTGGTTTATGACGACGCCAACGCTATGGGTATTGAGTTCACATTGACTGGCGTTGAGTCAGTCGGTTCAGCCGGACAAATCTATTTGGTCGCCGATAAGGGAACATCCCCATCATTCACCACAGGCAACAAAGCAAAAATACAACACCAGTCGGCTATCACAAACAGCACAGAACGAGGCATCAAAAAAAGCCATGTTGAGAACTTGATTCGCCAACGCCAAGACTACATTGACAAAGTGACAAGGCACGCTTGGCGACCCCGCCTTGTTGGCGAAGAATACCTTAATTTCACCACATTCAAACCATTCCGACGCCGATACTATACGGATTATGTCGGTGCTGTTTTTGTCAAGCGTGGGGCCATTCAACGCATCCTCAAACTGGGGGCTTGGCAAGGTGACTATTACCGTGAAATGGCTGGGGCAAGAGTGTCCTTTAGAGTGACAGATCACATAGCGATGTCGGGTGAGTCAGTATTGCTGTGTCCGGGTGCCAATGGAGTGGCTACTTTGACGGAGGGCGACACTGCACAGACTAAGTGGAGATCTGACTTTGACTCAAAATCGGCTGTTGAGAATCTTGGTGCCCTCATCAATAAAGACGGGGCATTTAACAAATCGGCTGTCCCTATCGGCACACTAAAGGTTGAAACAGCCGATTCGGCCAATGTAGTCCTCAATGTCCACGATGAGTTCATGGCTCTCGCCAACAGTGACACTGGCGACGGGGTTATTGAAATCAGTTCTATGCGTAGCACAGAAGGCGGCGAAAACGCTACAATTGCGGTGACAAATGAAACCGCCGCATCGTTTAACTCAAGCCTCTCGTCAATGGTGTCAAGCACTGTTGCCAGCATAACAGGCTCACCCGTCACATCGTTCGTGCTAAACGACGGAACAACATTCGTCGGAGGCCATTCTCTTGTCTATATCACAAGCGGCTCCACGAACCGTGTTGCCCTTTGCACCCGCAACGAAAATACATTCACCATAGTCGCTGATCAATTAAACGACTTTGACGGCCAATTGCAGGTTGGTGACACTGTAAAGCAAATCCGATTCAAATGCGACATCACCGACGAAGAACGCCAAAAGTCTTGGTGGAGTATTGAAGAAAACGGTATGATTTTGTTTAACAATGAATATCCGTTCTTTGAGAACCACTCCCTGCGATGTTCATACATTTACGGCGAACGCTATGTGGAGGGGTCGATCCATGAGGCTTGCACCAAATTGGTCGTCATGGATGTTATGATGAGCGACGACTATTCGGTATTGTTCCCCGAAGGAACAAGCAATTTAGATTTGAACACCAAGCACCAAAAACTGGAAGCCGAGGTTGCCAAATTGTTGGTGCCGTTTCAAGAGTCCATTGTTGTTGCGGGAATGGGTGGTTGATGTGCCGGAAGAGATGCTCAAGTTCCTTGAGAAGCACCTTGCTAATGTGAACGATTTATTGGCGGCTATGAAAAAACAGCAAGCCGGTGAGCCAGCGCATTTGGAAAAATTAGAGATGTTTGAGCGTGAAACGCAGGACACCGATGAGCCAATGAGCGAAGAGGATGTCAACGCTGTCATGCAAGCGCATAAAACCGCAAGCCCCTTCGCCTTAGATGTGGCGACGGCGCACGCTAAACTGTTAAAGGGGATGGAACAATGACTGACGCAATTGAAGCAATCCGTGACATCATAGATGTTAATTGGAATGTTTCGCCAAAGCCGTCTATTTTGGACATCGCCACGCTGGATGCTGGCGAAGGAAAACGCACTCGTTTGCAGGATCACGACATCATTCGGATTTTTGAAACCGCACATAACGAAGCACAGCCCGAACTGGCTTTTGACTTTGTGAATGAACACATCAACCTCACCATTGACATACGCACCGTGAAGGGCAGGAATCGCTTGAGCGAACTCCGAAATGAAGTCCGGCGCATACTACATTTGGTGAGAAAGGGTGATAATGCCACATTTGATAGGGTAATCTTCAAAACCCGCACCGACTTGTCCGACCGGAGCAAGAGGCTGTTTCGCTACACGATGCAAGCCGAATGTGTGATTTTCGCCCAACCCCTACCAACCCTATGAGATGATGAAAAATGGCTGTAAATCAAGTATTCAAGGGCGACATCGTTGAAGTGTCGTTCGGAAAAGAAACCGGACTGTATGGACAAGGAACGAATGTAGCCGCTGGCACTGGTGCTACTGCTGGGTGGAATACAACAACCGCTGGCAACACCACCACCATTAGACTCGGTGCAGGAATGTATTGGGTTGGCCTAAACGCCGCTGGAAACGCACCTCACGCTCTTATCCCCGACGGAATGCTCACAGGCGCAACGCTTAGGATTTATTCATCGGGAAGCAACACCAATTTCAACGCAGATCATTATCCTACGACCAAGCGCACCTACTACATCACCAAAAACAGCGGAAACGCAATCACCATCACCCCCGCTTTGGCAACAACAGCCGACACTACTGCTAACACAGCCGACTACTTCATCATTGACGCCAACCGTGTCCCAACCTTTGACCCGGCTATGGGTGAAAACGATCAACGAGTCTTGACCGACCAATTCATCGGTCTTCTCAATTCATTCACACTCCCCGAACCCGAAGTGGAGATCCGCAAACAACACATTGTCGGTATGGGCCGTGATGTGAACATTTTGACCTCCGGTAAAGAAACTCTTGCTGGCGGTTCTTTTGATGTCAACGCCCACACCCTTCGTTATTGGAAATATGCACTTGGGGGTCATACAGCACGAAGCAGGGGAGAGTTCTCAAACATCACTGGGGCTGGCACTGTATTGACTGACTTGCCTCTTAACATCAAAGACAGTGCAACAGCCGCTTATGCGGCACAGGATGTCGGAGGTGCCCCAATAGATGTGAGCATCACAGCCACCGTCGGTGCAAATGGCTTAACTGGCCTTGTGGGCACCGCTGGCAAAGAAGTATTCGTTGGTGCGCTTTCAGTGGCCGACTTAAATGATGAAATCACCCTCTCCAATAACGCAGATGTGAGCCACGAATCAGCACCCACAGCAGGTCTATTCAAAGTGCTTTCATCCGACGGGAGCGATGTTTTGCTTGGGTATTATACCGCAGGTGGCGGGGCATCAACCACACTTACAGGTTGCGGTGAAATTGACACCGGAGCAATAGTAAGGGCACAGACCCCCAATGTTCCGATTTACCTTCTTGCTGGCATCACAGGCAACATCACTTGCGGTGATGTGCGAGTCAATGTCGGTGCAACAAACGCCGCAAAGTTCGCAATCGGCGACTACATTCAGATCTTTGACAAGGACACAGTGGTTATACCCGGTGCTGATGTCACCGCACCGACACTCAACAAGCACGAAATCCGCCGTGTTATCGCTATCGGAACCGCCAGCGGCCAAGACGCTGGGCGATTGTATGTTGAAGAGGCATTCATGTTCGATCATATTGCCGCATCATGTGGCGTTGAAAGGCTACAATACACATACAGTGACAACGAATACAAAAGAGGAAGCCCTGCGCTTTTATCCACTGGTGAAATGAAATATGGTGTTGAACACAATTTCTTTGGCTACTCACATGTGCCTACATTTGCTGTTGAGCAATCATTCCGTTCTTCGGATTCAACACCGGGAGCCAATCAATTGCTTCGTGTTTTCAGTGGTTGTAAAATGGGCGACTTGAACCTTGCCGCTGACAGTGAAGGGGAATTGAAACTAAGCGGTTCTTTTGAATCCACACGCATGTTCAAAGACACAGGCTCAAAGTTCATCACACCTCACCGAATGTTTGAGAATACCGCCAACACTCAAGTTAAGCGAAGAGTGTCGGGTATTGCAGTGAACGGCGAAAAACCATATCTATTTCAGCACATGCAGTTCAGTGCCTTCGGTGCTTCGGTGCTTCGTGCCAAAACAGTGGACATGACAATCGCCAACACCAACACAGCCCAATTTTACATTCGTGGATCAAGTCAAACGCACCTTGATGCCGATCAAGTCCAACAAGCCGCAACGCAGTTCGCTTCGGAAATAACCGAAGCCGCCCGTGAATACACCTTCAAGTTCTCCGCACTCGTTGAGGATGATCGCTGGTTTGAACAATTGCGAACACGCAAACATCACATTAACTCAAACGATTGCACGCTGACTTTGACAAAATCCGGCGCACACGCCACCCGTCAAAACGCTACAATTACACTTGAGGACTACACAGTCACAAAGGCCGAACATCCGGTGCCGGATGATAAAGGGCCAGTCACAGCGACGGTGGAGTTCGCTGTTCGTCACTTGAAAGTGACCGAAACATCTCCATACTTCGTGGTGTAAGGTGAGAATATGCGAGAAGACATGGTTATTCGGAAAGCGGGGCGTGTTGGCGTTAATATGATTATGATCCGCAAAGAATCGTCGTGCCAAAACTGCGATTCACCGACCAATGACGAATGTGCCTCATGCGGCATGGAGATTTGCGAGCCTAATTCGCACGATGGTGACTGTTCAACATACGAAAACGGCGAAATTGATTGCTTAGAATGCAAAGCCGAAAGAGCATACGACAAAGACAATTGAATGAAAAAGTTCATTAACAACAATGAGAAGGGTGAGAATAATGGTAAGACTGACAGGATATGTGAACATCGCAGGGCGACGAGAATACTTGAATTGGACAATAGAAGGAACAAGCATCGTTGAAGGTGCTGGTCTGTCCAGTGGAGAAATCGTTGTCCATGCTGACGCTCCTGTCGCTTCACCCGCCCCTGCAACACCAGCAACACCGGAATTGGCCCCAGCGGAGCCGACATCATACGACGACATGAATAAGACCGAATTACAGGTCTTATGTAGTCAGCGTGAATTGTCAACCGCAGGAACCAAAGCCGATCTGATTGCTCGTTTGACTGAAAGCGATGAAGCCGAACCAGCAACCGAAGGTGAAACAGATGGCGGAGAAAGCGATAGCGAGTGATTTAATCACAGGCACAGATGCAGAAGAAACGAGAGTGGAAACACCATACGGGGAAATGACCCTTTGGATCCGCCCTCTTTCTTGGGTTGACCGACAAAAAGCATTGACGAAGTTCGTGTCCTTGTCGGCTGACGAAGCCGGAAACATGGCACCGAAAATTGACTTCGGTGGCTACTGGAAGTTCGTTCTTACGACTTGCATTGAGCGCACAGAACCCGCACTCACGACAAAACAATTGTTGAACATTCGCCCCGAAGTCGGTGCCGCAATACAGGCTGTATTGCCTTCATTTGAGGATTTGATGGCCGGTATGGCCGGTGCAAGTGGCCCTTTGGAATAACCCTTGATGATGTCCGTTCATTTATGAAATGGGATGGAGAGGGCGAACTGCCGATTGACGATTACAAAATACCAGTGATTGCTGGCAACATGCCTACATTTTTTCTTGGGCACTTCTTCAAATGTGCCCCTTCTTCATGGGATCATTTGCCGCCCGAACGAGTCGTTTTAGACTACTTCACATTGTCGGCATATAAGGAGATGGAGGCCGAACAGATGGAACAATTGAAGCGTGAGAACACCGTCGGTGCGAACAAGGGGCGGTCAGTTCGCACTACAAGTGACTCCGACTTCTTTGAGCGAATGAATGCAAAACTGGGGAGTGAGTGAATATGGGAGCAGTAAAGAAACTTGATCTTGACTTTGCTGACGGAGTGTCAACCCTTGAAGCATACAGGGACGCTCTCACTATTCTCCCCGACAAAACTCGTATTCTTTTGAAAATCTTTGGGCCTTTGATGTCCACTTATTTGAAGGTGGATTTGGCTATGCAAAGCCTCAACAAAACCTTCGGTGACTCGTCAAAACCAATAGCGGAACTTGGCGACACGATGGAAGAAAGTGGCGACAAAGTGGAAAAAAGTGGAGGTGCTATGGGAAAGGCAGTGGGCGTTCTCAATGCTCCATTTGTAGCACTTGGTGGCACTCTCAAAATGGTGGGGGGTATGTTCAAGGGTCTATTGTTGGGACTATTGCCTCTCATGGGCGTTGTTATGGCCGTCACGGGTATTGTCATGTTATTTGTAGCCGCCTTTGACGCTGGCGGTGGGAAACTGAAAGAATGGCTGGCTGATTTGCCGATTATTGGGGGGATGATGGCTACAATTGAAATGGCGATCCAAGCGGTCAAGGACATTTGGGAAACACTGAAAGCCAACCTTACTTTGCCCGAAGGGACTGACAGTGAATCGTTCTTTACAGGTATTATTGACGGTATCACGATGATTTATGAGGTGTTTCAAGGCTACTGGATGATGATTATTGAACTCATCAGTGCATACATCACCGCACTCGCCGAGTCGGGGCTTCTCCAAGCCATTATTGACGCCATCGTTTCCGTTTATGGTTCTTTTATGGACGCTTGGGACATGATTATGGGCGCATTTGGTGACGGGGGAGTGCAAAACTTCTTTGATATGGTCGTCGGCTTGTTTCAATACACAATGGACTTTTTGGTGAGTTCGGGCATATTTGCATTCATTGGCGACATTATTCAATTGGTTGGTGAAATCATCGGCACAGTGGTGTTCCTTGCGGCGGTCATTATTCGGATCGTCGTTGAAATCGTCAAGTTCGTTTATCCGTATATTGCACCATATTACAAAATGCTGATTGCCGCAATCGGCATGATTCTCACAGTCGTTATGGGTGTGGTTCGCACCATTATGAAACTCGTTAGTGCTTTTGTCGCACTACTTCGTGGGGACTTTGACAAGGTGGGCGAAATCCTCTATTCGATCAAGGATGTGTGGGTTGATGTTATAGAGGGCGTCAAAGGATTCTTCAAGAACTTCATAAACAGCATGATTGATTTTGCCAGCCCTGCTTTGAAACTCATAAACAAGGTCATAGGTGCCTTTAACGCTATCAACCCATTTAACGATGTGCCGAAAATTGACATCGGTGGTTTGAAACTGGCTAAGGGTGGTGTTGCCACTGGGCCAAAGTCCGGCTATCCAGCCGAACTACACGGGACAGAAGCCGTAGTGCCACTGCCCGATGGGCGCACTATCCCAGTCACCATGAAAGGTGGCGGTGGCATGGGCGGAGAAACAACAATCAACATCAATGTCAGCGGAGCAAGCGGCGACCCCCGCAAGATAGCACGAATGGTGGGGGATGAAGTCGGGCGTTTGTTCAAAAGCCGTTCACGCACTGGTGGTTTCAGCAGGGGGGTATGACGGGTGCCAAAAATCCAATTGATTCGCAAGGACGGGCAAGTCATTGAACTGGATGCGACCGAAATAGGAATGTCCGTCACCCGTGGTGTTTCCGTTTGGCCGATACCAATTATCGCCACCCGTGCCGCATTGGATCTCAACGCTAACATGCTTGCTATCACCGTGACTGGTGTTGTCACCGACGACATATCAACAACAGGGGGCAATAGTGCGGCGTGTGTCTTAGACTTGTCAAGACCCACTGCGGTCTGTCTTTCTTGGCATGAACAATTAACAAACCAATACGGTTCCTATGTTCTCAAAAATGTGTTGCATGGGAAAGAAATAGTGTTCAGCACTACGGGTCAAATCAGCGCAGGGGTTGGTGAAAAAATTATACTTCGTTTTGACAGCGGGAGCAATTTTTCAAGCACTGTCGCAACCGAGTCCATCGTTCGTGTTGACTTGTCGGGGACTGTGGGGCACACAGGTCATGTTGCTACGGCAATAAAAGCGGCTTTAGATGGCGCAACCGTCAAAGTCGGAGGTTCAAACACCGCTGTCAGTTCGCTTTTAACCACCACATTATCTCTTGGCGAGCAATCGGCATTAAGCGCATCAAAGCAGGGTATAACCGCCGTCAACGAAAAAGTGTCTATATTGAATACAGCGGTAGGAAAGGATGGAAACTTGCCTCTTGTTAAGCGGGGCGCAACCCCTTTTTCAACAACGGCTGATTGGTCGCACGCTTTCTTTATGTCAGCATTTACAGGTGGTGTTGACGGATCGCGTAAAAGCAAAGGCGATAAGGTGCAAGACCTCCTAAACATGACAATCAATGCAAACGCAGGTGGTTTCATGGTGTCACCACAAGCGTTGACTGGTGATCTCGTTGAATTGCCGGATTCGCTTTCTTCGTTTGATTCATCTAAATTGCTTGGCATTAGTGAATCATCATCAGTTCGCAAATACATTGTTGGCCTTCGCATTCCTTACGAATCAATGGTGACAGCAGGTGCCAGTGGTGCAGTATTGCGTCAATTCATCGTTCCTTCGGGGCCGGGTGTTGATTATCCGTCCGAAGAAAACACCGAGGTGTTCGATCCAACAAATACAGAAGGTGGCGAAACAACAAGACCCAATCCATTTTTCCGACAGAAAATCGCCATTCCGGGCGTAGTTCAAACTTTTCAACCCGCATATCAAGCGGGTGATTCGGTTTGGACATACACGCTTGGCTTCGCCGCTGTGGAACAATTGATTGGGATTTGATACCGATGCCGATTAAAAAACTGCACACACAGGCCATTCGTTTCAATGGCTTCACCGACGGTATTGTCGTTCCTACGGGCGCATTCCGAGAATCGGGTGTTGATTTGTATGCCGCTTCGCATACTGAAAAAACAGGTTCAACGAACAAAGTCAGTTCATACAACAGCGACGATCCGAAAATAGGCCGAAGGCACATTCCGAATGAAGGGAATGGCTTGAATAACATAATTGGCCCATTCACCATAGAAGCATTCTTCATACCCGATAAGGGGGGTGTTTTGGTTTCAAAGGATAAGTGCTACACCTTAGAGATAGGCAACCCGTTTCAACCCAGTGAAGCGGTTTTCACCGTGTTCACCCGAAGCACTTCGGGTCTTAATGACGCTGTGGTGGTATCAACATCCTATCAGTTCCCATCACTAAATACCCAATACAGCAAATATGTTTCGGGGGGAGTGCCCGAAGGTATTTACATTGATGCTGACGGCAACGGAGTTCCTAAACCTCACGACTTAGATTTGCCCTTTCAACCACTAATGTATGTCAATGCCCAATTCACTGGCAAAGACTTGCGACTTTACATCAATGGAGATTTAGTGGCAAAGTCGGACTTCGGTGGTGAAGAAAGAACTATCCAAGCCAGTTCTTCGGATTTGTTTATCGGAGGGAGGGGCGGAGAGTTCCGAGGTGTGATCGAAAGTGTTCGCATAAGCAGGGGCGTTATGACTCCAAAGGTTCAGCCGTTCACTAAGCAAGCGAACACGATGGGGCTATGGGATTTTGAGGATGAAGACGACATCCCCGATTTATTTTTCGCCAATCATAAAAGCCCTGCACAAGCCGGATATGCAGGGAGTGATGGCGTGGGCCAAACAGACGGAAAAATGCCTCACCCGATGGTGTGTGTCGGATATGATTTTACAAATGTCACGGTGAGTGGAAACATCACCACCCCGTTGACGCTGGCCGCTGGTTATGACTATGGCATTTTCAAAATCCGTGATTTTGGAGGCAACCAACCCACTGCGCTTGAAATGCTCGCATCTCACCTTTTATCTATCCCGATTGATGAACTCCCCCTCCAATCATGGTGGAACAATGGGACAGGTGTGCTTGATATTGGAACACATGTCACCAAAGCCCGTTATCACGCTGATGGCTTGCCTGTGACAAATCTAAATGCAGTTATCAACGCCAGCGGCACAGATCCAATAACAGGAATCCCAATGTCTTCATACGATTATGAGGAATTGGCTCAAGACCCAGCAGGAGGTATCAGCCTTGACCCTATGGCAAATCCGATAGAACGAATCCGCATTATTGGCCTTGACTTCAACGCACATTCAATAATCATTCAAAACTCAATGCTCAAAGGTGAAGATGGTGTGGCTGATGCAAAAAGTCAAGGATTTATGTTCACACATTCCGACAACACACCCATTTGGTTCACTCTTGGGAATGGAGATTTGATGATTGACCCCGGTTGCGATCAGCGTCCTGCTGGGCAAATGTCAAGAGCGAGGTTCACGCAAGGGCAACGATTCAAGGACAAATCGGGATTCGGCAACGAGGGGTATTTTGTCAACACACACTCACGGAATACAGATGAAATGAAATCACGCCTTCAATTGCAGGGTGGTTTGACACAAACGACGAACTACCCTCCGATGTCACCGTCTATGCTCTTATGGCTTGATGGGGATGATCCAAGCACCATGTTGACAAAACAAATGGCTCCGATTGACGGGGTTCAAGGCAACAATGAATATCCAGTGTGGTGGACGAGCAAAGCCCCTGCGGCACCCGATTATCACTTCTATGGCGGGGATAAAGTGGGGAACGCATGGCGGTATATCCACAACAACCCGAAGGTCAACAGCCGTGGTGGACTCCAAGCCGCTGGGATAGGTGAACAACATGACGCCACTGCACCCGACGCTGGACTATCGGGTCAATATAACCAGTTAATTCCTTTGAGCGATAGTTCAGATCCGGCGGGCACGAAATCAATGTGGGCCAACGGAGTGGGTGCTTTCGGTCAAGCGGGACGAGTTCTTGGCTTTGATAATGGAGGTCAACCAGCACCAACGGCCTTTGGTGTAAATCATACTACGAGCATTAACGGAGTAGCCACCAATAACGGGGATTTCACATTCTATTTTGTTATCACACCACAATATGAATCCGGTGTGTTGCACTTGCTCAAAAACATAGCGAACACACCCGATTTTCAATTGGACACTGGTGCTGGAAAGCCCGCAGTAGCCTATGCAAACATTTCACCCGGACTTCACCAAGACGGAAAGCCGACAGCAGGTCAGCCGTGTTTGGTTGCCATAGGAGTGAACGGAACGGAAAACGGGTTTTTCAAAATGTGGGCTAAGGGATCAGGCCCAACGCCTACAAACGCTCAAACATTGAGTGGGACTCCAAATGCCAACCTATCCTTTGCAGTGACTACAACAGCAACCGCAGGTTTGGAACTTTTCGGATTCTTAACACACACTCCGGCCAGTGGAGGCGGTGGAGGATTTAACCCCGACCCCGGTGAAGGCGAACCCGACCCCGGTGAGTTTGAACCC